ATCCAGAATGGATTTGGTATGATATTGTTAATAATAATCGATACGGTCTTGGATTGGAGGAAGAGTATATTGATAAATGGACATTATACTCTGTCGCTCAGTATTGTGGTGAGTTAGTTGATGATGGAAGTGGTGGACTAGAACCAAGATTTACATTTAATGGACAGTTGAAGGCAAGAGCAGATGCTGTCCATGTTTTAAATATGATTTCATCTGCAATGAGATCTATGCCATACTGGGCTGGAGGTGTTGCAAGTGTTTCTCAAGATTCTCCTAAGGATCCAGTGAAGATTGTCACAGCTGCAAATGTTATTGGTGGTTTATTTACTTATACCGGTTCAACGCTTGAGTCTAGATTTACAGTTTGTAATGTTTCTTGGAATGATCCTGATAATTTTTATAAACTTACAGTTGAACCAGTTGAAGACCTAGATGGTATTCATAGATATGGTTATAAGCCAGCTGATATTGTTGCGATTGGATGCACCAGTCGAGGACAAGCATATAGATTTGGAAAATGGTTTTTAGAAACTTCTCAGAACGAGTTAGAAATGGTCACTTATCGTGCATCTTGGGATCATGCAGATCTTCTTCCTGGTGATGTTATTACTATAATGGATAATCACTATGCTAATACTCAAGCAGGAGGAAGATTAATATCAGTTGGTTCTTCATCTGTTGTTGTTGATAGAGGGGTTCTTTTAGAAGTTGGACAAACATATGAAATAACTTTAATTGCTCCTGATGGTACATTGATAGAACGAGATATTACTAATACACCAGATGGATCTAAACATACTACTTTAAACTTAAATGCTGGTTGGGACGGAACTAATGTTCCACAAATAGATTCTGTATGGTTAATGTCTTCTTCCAATCTTGAACCAAGACAGTTTAGAGTTATAACTAATAAAGAAGTTGAACCTCAAATTTATGAGATTACTGCTGTTGAGTATGATCCAAATAAATTCTCAAGAGTTGAAGATGGAAGACAGTTTGATCCAGCACCAATATCAAAAGTTCCAGATGCTAGAACTCCTCTTGAAGCACCTACAAATATTCAAACAGAAATTTATACATATGAAGATACTGATAACTCATTGATAGCGAATAGAAAATTTGGTCTTATTTTATCTTGGACTCACACAAGAGATACTAGATTTCATAATTATGAAGTTCAGTGGAAACTATCCACTGGTTCTTACTCTGATAATGAGTTAATAAAAACCACTGATACTTTCTATGATATAAAACCAATTGAGTCTGGAGAGTACTCATTTAGAGTTAGAGCAACTGGTTTTGGAAGAGAATCCCTTTGGTTAACTATAAGCGATGTAAATATTGATGCAACAGTTAATGTTCCTCCGGATATAACTGGACTGGTTGTTTTGAATGGTGATAATGACACAACTTTTAATGGTCCTGATTGTGAAATTGGTTGGGATGCGTTAACTTTAGCAACAGATACTACATCTATTGCAGTATATGACTCTACATCTCCAACTCATGCAGCTCCCTTTGACTCAACTTTAACTAAGATTAAGGATTATCAAATTGAAGTTTATACCCCAACTGATACATTACTTAGAACTGAGTTTACAACAGAGAACTCATTTATTTATACAATGATAATGAATCAGTTGGATAATTCTGGAACCCCACTAAGAAATTTTAAGTTTAAAGTATATGCTAGAGATATTTATGATCAACTTAGTTCTAATGCAGCAATATTAGCAGTTGGAAATCCTGCGCCTGACATGTCTGGTTTGAATCCATCGATAACAGATATTTTTACTGGACTGAAAGTTGATTGGTCAAATATAACACCATCTGATAACGATATTGCTAAGTTTAGAGTATATCTAGATAAAAGTAATCCTCCTACCACAATGGTAGCAGAAGTTGGTAAAAACACTAATAACTGGGTAGAGCCAAATCTAGATGCAGAGGAAACTTATAGAGTTCAAGTTGAACCTTGGGATGAGTTTGGTGTTGGATTAAGGAGTAACGTAGTCTCTGGAACTCCTCTAAAAATAAATGTGGATGATGTTGAAACTGAGTTAACTGGTAGATTAAAAATTACTGATTCACTTGATAATACTGGCGTTATAATTTTAAAAATATATAATAATGTTACAGATCAAGACGGTATTACTTATAATTCTGGAGATTGGATCAATGTTAAATTTCCAATGGAGCAGTTACTTGATAGAATTTCTGTATGGGCAGATCAAGAAATTCATTGTTATTTTTCAATTTTAGAAAAAGATCAATCAAGTAGAACTTTTTATAAAGCAGAAGCAGATCATACTCTTGATTCAGAAGGAAGACTTATTCAAGCAGCAAATGAAGCAGATGCACAAACCAACTATTGGAATGCAGATGCTGGTGATGGAAATATAAATATTGCACTATTTCCAAATGGGCTTGTTATGTCAGAAGCTAAGATTCACATTTTAACTAATAATGTTGAGGTATATGAAATTAGATTTACTGACCAAATAATTGCTGAGTGGATTGTCGCAAGACAGTTATCTGCCATTTCTGCAGACTTAGGTACTATATCAGCTGGAACTCTTCAAAGCACAAACCTTAGTTCTTCTGAGGGTGTCTATATAGACTTAGATAATGAAGTTATAAAATTTGGTGGTACTTCTGATCCATCTTTATCATGGGATGGTACTGCAGTTACTTTAGCAATCGGAGATGGTGGAAAAGTAGATGTTGGAGTTGATGGTGAGATTTCTATTGGTGATGGCGGCATATTAGATATTGGAGAGACTGGCCTTATAACTGTTGGTAATAGTATAATGTTAGATTCTGGAGAGAGCGGTGGAGATGCAGCTTCAATAGTTATATCAGAACCAACCACAAAAGATGCTTCTGGTCGTTTACAAGTATCTGGAAAAGATTATATGATTTTAGATGATGGTAGATTAACTTTTTACTACTGGGATGAGAATAACTCTGAGCACTTACAATATAAGAATTTAGTTAGAATTGAAACTGGAATTTCAACAAATAATGAACTAACAGTTATTCCAGGAATTTTTAGACAACCGCCATCCATAGCTATTTCCCCCCATGTTATGCAAGTTTATGACAAAAGATATCCTAATCAAAGTCAGACTTTAAAGTTAGAAGCATCATCCATAGAACAATTTCAAATAAATAGATGGAGATTTAGACCTAAAGCAACTCTTGAATTATCAGAAGGTATTGTTGGAGTTTCAATAAATCAAAATCTCCTTGGAAGTACTGTTGTTACTTCTCAAGTTTATGATTTGGATCCAAACACAAGAGAGTTATCAGTTTCAACAACATCATCTGCTTCAAGATTCACAACTGGTTCTTATCAGTCTGGTGGTACAAAAGATGATCCTGGCACAACTATTTATTATTGTAATACATATGCAGCAAAGTGGAATATAACTTTATATTTTATGGTTAATGGTGTGTGGTATAATATTACAGATCAGTTGAGACCTGGAAAGTGGGGACAAGAAGCTGTATTAACATCAATTTTAAATGTTCCAGCACAAAATTCTGATATAACTAAGTTTTATGTTAAAGGAACCTATGTTGGTAATTATAGTAAAGCTGCTAGGAGTTCTGGATCTTGTGGTAATGGAACATCTATTAGAGTTAATCTTCTTGGTTACTCATCAAATTTAGTTGCTAGTAAGTTTTTATCAGAAGGAACTTTAAACTGGACTGCCATTGGGGTTTAAAAATATGAAAAAAAAGAAAATTTCTTTTTTTAAAATGAAAACCTATACTGATTCATACGACTTATATAAAAAGTATTTTCCAGAAGTAGATATTTATATGCGAAAAACTATGAAAAGAAAAGGAAAATTTTTAATAATAGCTAAATCAAGAAGAAAATTAGTTGGATGTGTTGGAGTAACAAGAGATTTAAAAAATAAAAACGAATATAGACTTCTTTGGATTATAGTTCATCCTAAATATAGAAGACAAGGAATTGGAAGGAAGCTTAAATTTAAAGCAATTTTAGAATCACTTAATGATGGTGCAAAAAAAGTTTCAATGGTTGCTTTTAAAGGTTATGATCTAGATATTGATGATGTTATTAAGTATGGATTTGAAAAGTTTGAAACTAAAAAATTTAATTTCTATTCTGCAGATAGTAACAAAATAAAAATAGAAAAGATAGAGGGACTTTTAAATGAGTAAGTATGAGTCTGATATAGTAAAGTTTGTTTTTGAGAAGAATCAAGAAGATTTTAATTTAATTGATACTACTTCTCTTGATGTACTTATTCAGGAATATCTTGAAACACCTACCAATGGGTATATGAGTGAAGTTACTCAAGTATGGGATGATGATGCAACTGCCTATATAAATATAACTATAGATTCTACAGCACCCTCTATAACTGTTCAAGAATGGAAAGAAGAGAATCTAGAAAAAGTTTATAATCAAGGATTTCTTCAGAATGGTCAGATCTCAATAAGAGATCATAACTCACCAAACTATCCACTTATAAATTTTAAGGATAAATTATTTGACTTTGACACCACAACTTCAATCGATTATTCTGTTACCCCGGATACTACAGGTGATTTATTTATTGAGTATGAATATCCAACTTCAGAAAAAGTTGATGGTATGTATGTTCAAAGTGGTATAAACGGTTTAAAAGATTATGACTCACTAACTAATTGGTCATTTATAGCTTTTTATATTGCTTACTCAAACGATGGTGATAATTGGAATTATATTGCTAGTAATGATGGAATTGACTCTACTGGTACATTAACTTCCTTTTTAACTTCAAGTAAAAGTAATGCTGAGGTAAATCCATTCTGGTTAGATGAAGAAAAAATTAATAGTGATACTTTAAAGTTTGTTCAATTTCCAGATATTGCAATTGAGGCTAAATACTGGAGATTTTACATAGTTGATATTCTTGATGGTTTAACTGAAATAGGAGAAGAGTCTGGGTATACTGGTTATACCGCTTCAGTTTCTCATTTAAGATTTCCACAATATAAGGAACATGGTGGAGTTGTTGCAGAAAAAACACTCCCAAAAGAAAAGACTTCTGGAATTCTTAGTTATGGAATTTCAAATACATATACCTCAACTTCTGGACCTAATTGGTTTACAACTA